TGTACGCCAAAAGCCTGCCTGTATTGAGTTGCTCCTAAACTACTTGCGGCATAAACATAACTACTAGAAGAAGTATTTATGGCGTTATTCGCCATAAACGCATTGCCGTTTCCGTCAATGCCATAACCACTATATGTTCCGATCTGGATTGCTTTTCCTGCCCAAGCCCCCGGCGTCACGCCAAGGCCGAGGTTGCCGGTGGTGTCAAGGCGCATCCGTTCGGAGCCGCCGGTAAGGAAAGTTAGCGGGGTATATGAGCCGCCACTTCCGTAATCAGCACCAATAGCAGCAAGCGTTCCGGTGTGGCTGAAATAGGTTGTATTGGCATTTGAAGATGAAGTTACTGAAAATCCGCCGTCAACGCCTGCATTTGATTGTTTGACTAATAACTTTCCGTTCGGCCAACCAGAAATAGAGGTTGCGCCAACGACAACATTCCCAGACGACGTTGCAAAGTTTGCAGCGCCAGTCGTGGTAAACGTCGTGCCGTTGTAAGTAACAGCCGATCCACTCGTCGCTACCTTGCTGGCGTCCAGATACAACACGCCGTTGGCGGTGCCGCCGGAGAGGGTGACGTTACCCGAAGCAGACAACGTGCTAAATGCACCCGTCGAGGCACTGTTCGCGCCGATCGGCGTGCCGTCAATCGCACCGCCGTTGATGTCTACGTAGTCATCCATGTAGATGACGTCGGTGCCGTTGACGTAAAGATGTGCCTTACGACCGTTCGGGACCGTGATGCCGGTGCCGGCAGAGGTCTTGACCGTGATGCTTTGGCTACCGGTCGTGTTGTTCTGGACGATGTACTGCTTCTGGATCGTCGGAACGACCAGTTCGCGCGTGCCCGTGAGGCTCACGCCCGAAGTGACGTTGAGGACCAGCGCACGAGCCGCCTGTGCGGCGTTGGTGTCCGTGTAGGTCAACGTCAGGTTAGCGTCGGAGGCGTAGTTTGGGTTGCCGTAGCCGACGATGGCTTGCTCGAGCGCGGTGCCGAGGTTGGTGTTGGTGATCGTACCCCAGGTGCCGGAATTTTCGCCGGTCGCTTGCAGCTCGATCTTCAGGTTGGTTGAATACGTACTAGCCATGATTCCGTCCTATTAAGTAAGCACCCGCGTCCAGACCATCGTATTACCATCGTTGACTATAACCCAATCAGGGGTTTGATTGTCATTGATGACTCCCCAGACCAGAACATTTGCAACCTGGCCTGTGGCAGAAACGCCGGTAAGAAGAACATTTGCACCTGCGGTGGTCGAAACCGCCCCGATTTGACCGGTTCCAGAAACACCTGTGACTGTTACCACTGCGCCAGCGGCAACAGTGGCCTGACCAATGAAGCCGGTGGCAGAAACACCCGTCAGGGTGACATTGGCGTCGCCTGTTACCGCTGCGGTTCCAACAAAGCCGGTGGCAGAAACCCCGGTGACAGGGACTCCAATGCCAATAACTACGGAGCCCACGTCCCCCGTAGCAGAGACGCCCGTGACGTCGACCGAGCCAGCGGCGGAAACCGTGACAGTGCCGACTTCGCCTGTGCCAAATACTCCGGTGACGTTAACGTCAATGTCCTGAACGACCAGGACATCACCGACCTGACCCGTAGCTTGAACGCCAGTAAGAGAGACATTGGCGGCAGCTTCAACAACAACGGTGCCGACTTCACCTGTAGCAGCGAGGCCCGTTACGGACACCACACTTGTGCCGGTAATGGCTACAGTGCCTACGGCTCCTGTGGCGGAAAGCCCGGTTACGTTGACATCGCTTCCTGCTTCAACGACTACAGAGCCTACGGCCCCGATAGCAGAAAGCCCGGTTACGCTGGCGTTGGCATCGGCTGCAACAACAACCGAGCCAACAGCGCCCGTCCCCGTCGGAAGTGCCGCGAGGCTCTCACCCCAAGGATCGTCGCCCCAGCCTACACCGGAAGCGTTCCACCCCTGGAAGGCAACGACAGCATCGGTCACTTCCGCCTCTTAATTAGGCGATGCGGATGATCGCGCTGGTCGAATCTGCCGTCGGGAAGATGATCGTGAACGTGCCGTTAGTCGAGGTCTTTGCACCGCCGAAGTCCAACACGCAAACCGCCGGATCCCCCGCCGCCGTGTCGTTGTAAATCAACGCACCGTAGGCCGTAATCGTCGCGCTCGTGAACGACAGGTCCGCAAAGTCCGTAAACGCCGTCGTGCCGCTTGAAGTCGGCGTGACGTTTGTCAGCGTACCGCCACCAGCCGAGTACGTGCCGGAGTTACCGACCTCATTGCTCGACGTGTACGCGGTGGTCGCCGCCGTAAACGAGGCATTGTTGTCGTACAGCGCGAGCTTAAAGGTGTTGCCCGTGCTTGCGGTGAAGTTGTGCACAGCCTGCATCAGCTCTACCTTAAAGCTGGTGCACATAAAGTTGCCTGAAAATGCCATCTCTATTCTCCTAACAAATGGACCAGCTCTGGGTGTCCCGCCTCACGGAGCTTATTAGCCACCGTGATCCGGTCTTGCTCGACGGCTTCCTTCAAATAAAAGGAAACCACCTGTCTCACGCTTTCTTTGAACGCCAGTGCCTGCTCACGGATGGCCGGGTGAGACCGATCGCCTACATAGACAATCTTGTCGGCCGCCCGTTGGGCAAGCTCTTCCGTCGTCCACCCACGACTCTGGGTGGTCTGGACTTGTACCCCGCCGACTAGGACGGGAGATGAAACATTAATCATGGGCCGGGCGACTCCGATTTAAGCGGCAAGCGAATCATACCATCGCGGTACTCGTCGCGTCGGCGACGTCCCTGCTGCTCGATGCCGAGGCCCTGGATCGCCTGACGATACGAATTCGTGAAGTACTGAAGCATGTTGTCCGGACCCTTGGTGTAGCTATAGGCCTGAATAAGACAGGCATAAAGCAGGGCTTCCGGCGCATTGGTGCTGATCCACGTCGTCGGCGTAGTTGAAGACAACTGGGCCGGACGGTAGATATACCCCAGTTCGACGGAAAAATTCGCATTCGGCGTCGGGGCAATGTAGAACGTGTTTTGATCCCACACCGAATAGTACTTTGGTGTACCGGTGGTGGCCCCGTTTGGCCAGTATTCCTTCATGAACGACGTATCACGGAAATCCAGGAAGATCTGGTTGGTTCCGGACGTAATCATCATGTACCGATGCGTCAAAATGTCGCTCGGTGCAGTCAAAAACTTGTTGCCCGAGGTCATGTTTCCCGACACTTCGAGCTTGAACACGTCCAGGTCGATCTCGCGGAGAATCTGGTTCTCCGCCATCGTAATAAACGTATTGATCACCGCATTGGTGAACACGTTAGCGTTCACCTCGGTGTAGTTACGGATGTTCGTGACTAATTCGTCGTACGTCATGATGTAGCCACCGAAACTGACCCCACTACGCCTTGGGCAATCAAAGCCTGCCCTTCAATGTAAGGGCGCATATCGTTCGTATTACGCGCCGTACCGTAGCTTTGGAAAGCAGTAAAGCCCGGAGCGCCAACGAACACGGACACCGGTTCAATTCTGTCGGGCCGTGGATCGCGCAGAGCGATCGCGTCCCCTCGGTAACGCAATGGCTCAAGCTGCGGCTCCTTCGGCTCATAATCGTCCGGGCAGACCATATACCCCTGCCAGTTTTTGCGCAGGGTGTTGTAGGCATACCGCTGCCCACAGTAGTCGCACAGCCCGTATGAAAACTTGCCAGTTGCGTAGGCCATTTAGACCCCCATGTCCGGGATGAACTGCACACTCGCAGTGTCCCGATCCTCCATGGCCGCACGGTTAAAGTCTTCTTCGTAAATCGCCTTGAGGGCTGCTGTGCGATCTGGGGCAAACTTCAACGAAAGTTGATACGCCAACCCAGAAGCCAAGCACGGCAGGAAGCGGAAGTTGATGTCCGCCTCGTTCGTGTACACGCCGGCATCTTGGATTCGACGAATCTTGTAGTACACAAAGGTGTACGTCTGATCCGCCGCCGGATAGAAAAAGACTTTGGTCGGATTGGCGCGTTGCACATAAAACTGTGCTGGACGCGCTTCCGAAGTCTTATCCGGTACGTTCAAATAGTCTTCGCGGCTGATACGCTCGATGTACACGTCGCTGTTAATGCCTTGGCTGTTTTGGCGAATGATCGCCTCCAAGACGTTAACGGTATCCGACGGAAGCGTAATCTCATTGACACCCTGAGTCAGGGTATAAGTAGCCTGCTCAATGGTCCAAAGATTCAAGCCGCGATTGGCCCAGTCCAGAAACAGCAAATTGAGCGAGCGACGTGCGGAGTTGAGCTGATAACCGCTCGTCGGCCGCATGCCGCAACGCTCAAATGCTTCTTCAACCAAGTCGTCAATCGACAGGTTGAAGTCTGTTGTGCCAGAAGTAGCCATCGATTAGCCGCAAGACCCGCCGTAGCGCATCTTTTTGACCTTCTTCTTGGCCATACCGCCCTTCTTGTAGCCGGTAGCCATGCCGCCGCCCATCATGCCCATGGCCATCTTTTTGTGCTGATTCATAGCACCGCCCTTGGCAGCCATGACGACCTTACCGGTCTTCATGCTGGGCTCCGACACCATGTGGTTCTTGGGACCTTTTCCAACAGCGCCACCACCGCGAACGGCTGCGCCCATTCCACGTCCGGCCATGTTAGTACCCTCGCATCGCGCGACCGCGCGCGTCCTTGCTCTTGCTCTTCATGGCACGGCCTTTTTTATCGGCCATGCCGCCCTTTTTCATCTTACCAAGGCCATCAGCAGCGAAAGAAGGAACCTTCTTACCGCCTTTCATGACCATCTTGAGTTTGCCAGGCATTGTTAATCCCTCGTAGTACGAATTTCGTCCAGTTTAGCTTCAAGACGATTGAACCGCTGGTCGACATGTGCGACAAACTTCTCGATCCTATCGTCCACTTCTCTGCGAGTGATGTGATCTCTCGCAATCTCCTCACGGGTCCGGTTGAGCAATATGTTCAGCCGAGCCAGTTCATCAAACTTACCCTTTAGCATGAATCCCATCCCGGTCACTATCGCTGACAGGATGATGTTCCAGATCATGATTTCCATCGACTAACACTTCCATCGCCGACGGGCCTGTCGGATCCGACTGTTTGGATCCTTGGCCGCTTCTGGGTACATCTTCATCTGACCGGCGGAACGTGCACAAAACGACTTACGTCGCTTTGCCCGAGCAGGACCCGGATTGGATTCCGTCACGGCCGTCTGAAGCTTGCTTCCGGGGTTCGCTCTGCGATAGGCGGCAACACCTTTTTTGGTCATGCCGGCACCTTGCTTCGTCGGGCGGAAATTACCGCTCTTAACCGAAGTTTTAATGCCCATGCCTTTGCGGACGGCACCGCCGCCCCGCATGGCAACGCCCATGCAGCCAGGCATTAGGCTGGCGCTCCGCCCACGTATAGCACCGTGACGCTTTTGACTTCCGCATCTGCGATAGTCACGTAAACGCCGTTGGTAGCCAAAATACCGTCATCAGGAATGATGAGGTCATAGGCCCCGGCGGCTGCCGGAGTCTTAATGTCAAGAATGGTGGTGCCGCTGGCCCCGCCGGTCTTGAGGGTGAATCCAGAGGCGGTCCCAGAATTGGTGAAATACACGCCTTGAACACGCGTACGGCCATTTACCGCATCGCCAGTGGCGACCACGGTTTTGGCTTTGACGTCACTTGCAAAACTCATAGCCCTGCTTCCTCTCTTGGGATGGGGTCAGGAAGCCCCAGATCAGAGAATGTTGGTGTCTCCGGTTCTGGGGCATCCAACCTTTGGATCAGAGACTGCATCGTGTCGATCGAAGCCTGGCAAGCAATTGCAACCTCGTGAGCGTGATTGCGTTGCTCTTCCATCTTAGCGATTTCGGCGAGCAGAAACTCCTTGGTGATGTCCATTAAAGCGTGTCAGACACCATCAAGTAGTACTGAGTACCCGAGGCGTTCTTGATCGGAATGACGTGGCTAACCGCCGCCGCCGTCTTGACGCCAACCATCGCGTTCGGAAGCACAGCAAAGGTCGCGATCGTGCCAGTACCGCTGTTGGTGCAGCGGATGTACGAAGCGTTCGTCCAAGTGCCGCCCGAGGCGAAGTCACTGTCGAGTTGGAGCGCGGCCAACGTGCCGCCGGGGTTCGTCGAAGAACCGCCGATCGTCACACGCAGCGCGTTACCCGCGCCCGAGACCGTGCCCGAACCGTTGATCGAAAGGGAAATGTGGCCACCGTTGACGGTGCCGCCAGTGGCAGCGTTAGCAGCCGTGACGCGGGTCAGCCAACGGCCAGTCTCGCCCGAGCCGGTGCTGGCAACGGTGAGGCGACTGTAGCTAAGGCGGACGTCGCCGGTCGTAGCAGTTGAAGTAGCGTAAGAGCTGGAGATGTTGCCGGCGGTGGTGGCCACCACGGGCGAAGAGTCGGTGCCAGTGACAAAACCGTTTAGGGATTGAACCGGACCACTGAAGGTACTAAGGGCCATTGAATTGTCCTCACATGCGAGTTCGGTGCGGCTGTCTGCATGTCGTCAGCCGGGGAGGCTGTCAGACGCACCGGGTTATCCCCGGAAATTTGACTATACGTGAATAACGTGCATAGAGAAAGGGGGCCTTGCGGCCCCCTTCTCCGTCTGCGATTAAGCAGCGCCGGGCGATCCGAAGATGCCACGCGGGTCGCTGAAGCCGAAGCTGTAGCGCTCGCGAGCCTTGTACCGCACGTTGCCGGTATCGAAGTCGCCCTCGAAACCAGTCTTGATGGCAACACGCTGGAACATCTTCATGCCGTTCGGAGCGTCGGTCTTGATGAACCAAGCGTCCGGGTCGGTCAAGAAGTGGTTCACGGTGTAGCCCTGCGGCACCATGCCCATGTTCTTCACGGCGTTGATGTCGTTATCCGCAGTGCCAACGCGCAGCGTCGACTTGAGGATACGGTCAGCCGTAAACATGAGTTCCTTCGGGATGATGAGTTTCAAGCCCTGAACAGCGATCTTCAGGCCGCGCTCGTCGATGAACGCAGCGATGTCAATCAAAGCCTGCTCAAGCGAGGTCTCGCTCAGGTCAGCAGCCGTGGTGAGCTCGTTCTTCAGATCCGGACCCGAGAGGGTCGGGTGATCGAGCGCACACAGCGGCTTTCCGTCGCCGCCGATCGAGGTGTCGAACGCGCCGTTGAGCACGCTGGCAGCCTTGATCTGCTTCGTCTGAGCCATCGAACGAGCCAGCGCCCTGGTGTAACGCGCCGAGAGCTTGTCGTAGAGGTTGTCCTCGACGGCTTCCTCGGTAAGCGAAAACGCCAGAGCGACGGTCTCGTGGGTGTAGCGCGAGGTGTAGACTTCCTGCGCCTGGTCGTATGCAACGCCAGCGCCTTCCGTCTTCACCGGAGCTTCACCGAAGCCCGACTCCATGACCTCTTCTTCGAACGCACGATCCGAGGTCTCCACCGAGTAGATCTCGGCGTGCTCGTTCTCGTAGTTCTTGTACTCAAGGCCGAACAAGGCATTCAATCCCGGCTCGAGTTCCTTGACTAATTGTGCACGTGAAATAGCCATTTTTTATGCCCCTATAAATCAGGTTACGGCCTTGACGCCGGTGCTGCCGTACAGGTGCTCGTTGATTTTCACAACGACCACGGCAAAATCCCCAAGCGCGTTGCCCGGAACATTCCAGAGGCCAACGATCTTAAGGTTGAGTGCCGCCGTGTCAGCGATGGTGGACGAATCCAGTTCCATCGTCGACACACCCGTGGTGGTGCTGCCGCCCGTTCCAACGACGTCAGCGTTCTTGCCGATATCGGCCTGCTCGATGTCCTCGTCGGCCTGGACAATGAACAACTGACTCGGGTCGTCAAGCACGTCGGCAACGATCTTGCCGGAGGTGATGTTGACGCTGCCCGGATAGTAGTTCTTCCAAGTCGGCTTGCCCGTGGTCGGGTCGACATAGAAGCAGCCGTTGAACACACCCAGCGCCGCAGCATGCGTGGCCGGGAGGAACTTAACGACATAACCGTTAACGATCGTCACCAGGTCGCCCTGGAAAATCGCACCTGATTGATTGTCCGCAATCTCGTAACCGTACTGCTTCTGGGCTCCAGTCGCAGACAGATTGCCGAGAGGACGGAAACCAAAGGCTTTATCTACGTTTGCCATTTGATTAATCCTCTGAAAAAGTTATTCACTGGTTCCTTTGGAACCGCCGAATGAAACACGGGATCTGCGATTCGGTCGCTCAATGACCATGCTCGAATGAGCATTGCTTTTCATGAGCTCGTTATCAGCAGCCTGCATTTGGTCGCTCGCCTTGCCTCGGTAATGCGCATTGCGCTCTTCGACCGTTTCTTCAGGGATACGAGCAAGAAGAAGGCCTCCCACGCTGATCACGCCAGCATGTCGACCATCGTCCGACGTTGGAACCGGGAAGTCAGGGTACTCGTCCGCACGAACCAGCTCGTACCCCTCACGGAGACGACCTGCGATGTTCGTACGATCTTCTACCCCACCTGCCGAAGCTCGGATCCAGCGGTGCTTGTAACCTACAGGGGCCGGAGGCGCATCCAAGCGAGAAGGCGGAGCCCATGGCTTACGTCGCGCAGACTTTCCACGAGCATCAGCTTCTCGGGAAGTGCGATTAAGGGTTTTAACGTCGCTCATAGTTCCTTACTCCTTCACGTACTTGGCGTATTCCTCAAGGGGAACGCCCAGCTTTTTAGCAATTGCCACTTGACTAGGGGTCAACTTGACAGTGCGGCGTGCAGAATTATTGATCCCAGAGGATCGTGAGGCAGGCGCAACCGTCTGCACGTTACGGTTTCTGCTCTGCGTACCAGAGCCGTTATCCCCAAACTTCTGGGGAAACGCGTCTCTTATACGTTTGTCAAGTTCATCATAGTACTCGTCAGAGCTGGGGTCAAATCCCTCAGCTTGGATCAACTGACGATGAATTCCCCAAGCGGCGTGGGTCATGACGGTGTCCCGCCCATACCACTTGTTCCGCTCGGCCCAGTCCTCCACACGAGGATCGACCTGCCTGGGCTGCTGTTGCTGCGCAGGCTGGGCGGCTTGTTGTTGAGCGGCAGCCTGTTGCTGCGCGGCCCACGCTGCTCGCTGCTGGTTGGCCATGTCGATCTGGTTCTGCTCGTACGTGAGCGAAGCCAGGCGCTGTTGGGCCTCGGTCTCCGTATCCACGTCGCCCTCTTCACGGGCCTTGCGGATAATTTGCTTGAGTGCCACAGCCTGCGTCTCAACGCGGCCCTTGGCCTCCGTCAAACGCTCTTCGTCGCTCTTGATGTACTGCTGCTCAAGCTGCTGCGCACGGGCCTGTACTTGCTTGGCATATTCCAAGGCTGCCTGCTCACGGCGCTGCGTCTCGCGCAAGCGCGCGGTCAGCTTGTCGATACGCTTCTTGACGTTATCGCTGTACTGGTCAAGCTCTTTCTCAGGGGCGGCAGACTCGGCTTTGGTCGGCTCAGAAGTTTCTGGAACGACCTTTGCCTCGCCTGTCTCAGCCACCTCCACGGTGGCAGGAACTTCGTCCTCGCCCACGTTAAATTCTAGCTGTTCGTTCATAGGATCTCTCCGTTACCACATGTGAAGGACGTCTTCGGGATCGGCAACCTTGCCGAGCACCTCGTCGTCGTTGATCAGGCGGATCTCGCCACCGTCGATAGGAATGCGCGCGCCGGCGTAACGGCCAAAGATGATCCAATCACCGACCGCACACCACGGGCCGGTGGGAAACTTTGACTCGTCGTTGTAAGCAAGCGGACCTACCTTCAGGACGTAGCCGCACACCGTGCTGACCTGCTGCTTACGCTGAGTTTCCTCGGCAAGCGCGATACCGCCTTTGGTCTTGTCCGCACCACGGTACGGGAGAATGGCGATACGCCAACCGGTCGGTGTTGGAATGCGGTCCAACACGGACTCGTCCAACTTCTCCGGCTTCAGGCCTTCACTGGTGTACGCATCTTCCAGAGTCGGAACTCTGGTGGCTTCCTCTTCCTGCCACTTCTTTTCCAAAGCGGTCAGCTCTTTGACTTTCGTGCTCATAAGTCTCCTGTCAGGTTAAAACCGGTCATCCGAATGCTTCTTCAGCAACTCTTTTACGGAATCCTCAACCAGCTTTAACCCTTCGAGACGACCCATCATGAAGCGATAACGCTCCATGTCGGCAATGCTGCCGTTAAGGACGATGCTCTCAGAGCTCTCACGGAGCTTTCTGATTTCTCTCAGTACTGCTTCTGCAAATTCAAGCATGGTGGGGTTCCATGAAAAGCAGAGGGTAGTGCGCACCCTCTGAGGCGCTTCAACTTAGTAAATCTTAACTGGACGATTACCGTCCTTCTTCTTGACGGTCTTCACAGCGCCCATGACGCCGCCTTTGCCCATCTTTCGCGACTTACCGGCCTTCGCATACGCAATGGCTGCGGCTTGCTTGGTCGCTTCCTTCACGCTGCCAGGCTTGCTGGTGCCGATCTTGCCCTTCTTTTTGAAGGAACCGACCATCTCACCGATGTTGGAGCTAATCGTCTTTTGGCTTGAGCCACGTTTGAGCGGCATATCAACCTCCTTGCCGTGATGCCTGCAATTGCAGGCGTTCTCGATCGATCTGCGTTGACTGTTGCAGCTTCTGCTGCTCGAGTTGCAACTTTTGTTCGTTGAGTCGGATCTTCGCCTGATCGGCAGCAGCGCGCTGCTCGATCTCCTTCTCCTTGAGCGCGACCAACGGGTCTTCGCCACCGCCTGCGGTGCCAGCAATCTGGTCCTGCATCGTGCGAACTTCTTGCATGTACTGCGCGACTTTGATGGCGACCATGCCTTCCTTCTGGATAGCTGACACCATGCGATCCGGATCCGTTCCGTACAGCTTGAATAGATCGGCCTCGACGTCTTCCTCGGCCTTCAAGCGCACGTGTTCGAGAACGTGCTGCTGTAGCACCATCGCGGCCATCGGATTGCCTTGAAGAATCGGCGAGAGGCCCATCATCAAGTGCGTTGCAATGTGCGCATCGTGCTGCTGACCAGCAAACGCCTTCAACTGCATGCCGTTTAGCACCGAAGCGTTCTCGGTCGCAGGATCGCGCGGCATCTGCGTGTGCTGCGGCAACAGGATGCCGTCGATATCACGTACGTTGAGCGCCGCGTACACGCGGTAATACGCTTCGTACATGTTGTGCATTTGCGGCGCGCCTTGAGCGAGCTGCAACTGCATTTGCGCGAGCTGAATACGCTGCGCGGTGCTGAAAATGTTGGGGTCGGCGACCGGAAGCACCGACACCATCTTGTTAAAGTCGGCGCGCTTGATCTTTCGGCTCGCACCCGGCACTTCGTACGGGTACTCATCCGGCAGATACTCGCCAAAGCCTTCAAACAGCAGTCGGAACTCCATCGACTGCGCGTAGTGCAGTCGCTTGTGGATTGCCGACATGACCATCGAGCCACGTTCGAGCAATGCCAGCGTCGTTCCAACCTGCGCGTACTGATTGCCATCGCCAACCTGCATGTCCGCAGTGCTGGAGAGGCGCTTGCCGGCATCAACCAAGAACCCAAGCAGCGCAAACAGCACCTGACTCGGCTCTTTGTACGGCAGCGGCAAGAGTGACGACGAAAGTTCCGCGCCACCGGCGTCAATGTCACGCCATTCGCCCGGCTGGATCGGATCAGAATCGTCCGCGATTCGCGCGCCACGGGCTTTGAAACCAGCAGGCAGGTTTGCGAGCGTGCCGGCGTCAATTAATTGACGAAGTGCGGTCGTTGCAGACTTCGAAAGGCTGCCGACCAAGTGCACAAAGCCCAAACCGTACGCGCCGGGACCTTCCACGAGCACGTAGTGCACGTAATAGTTGCGACGACGCTTGAGCGGATCGTCTTCCTTCCAGTTTCGGCGCACACCAACAACACGAAGCGTGTCATCGGCCAGCGTAACGACGTACGGGAGCTTAATTTTGGTCGGATTGCCATTCTCGTCCAGGTCTTCAAAGCCCGGAATGTCCAAATCGACCAACATTTCCAACAAAAACACTTCGCCAGCGCTGTCTGTCGGCTGAACACCGACCACTTTGTCAATCGCAGCCTGAATTTGGCTCGGATCAACAGGCGTCGGCTCCAAATCCACCGGCACATCAAGGTATTCGCCAGCCAAAACACGCTTGCGGAACTCGTTGGAGTCCATCGCAATGCGATGGGTAAGGCGCGGGCACTGCGAAATGACACTCGACCCGTTGTACGGGATGTAAATGTCGTCGGCCAAGCACAGTTTGGACACCATTCGGCCCAACTGAGCGTCGTAATAGACCTTCTTGAACGTCGAACCACCGTATCCGGTGTAGTACAGGAGCTGATCGAACTCCGGTGTGTACTCTTCCATCACCGTGGTGATCTGATAATTCATGAAATCCTGCACGCGCGAGGCCTGCTGGAACTTGTCCACGGTCTCTTTGCCCAGAATTTGAGTGCGGACAGGGCCGCCAGCCGGCATTAGCTCACGGAAAGCCTGTGCCTGGAACTGAATGATCGCCTCTTGCAGCATCGGATGCGTCGCACCCGAGGCACCACGGAAAGGTTTCGTGCGCTCTTCCATGCGCAAGCCCAGCAGATCCAGCCCCTTGGCGTACATCTGCTCCCAATCCGAGCGCGATCCCTTGTCGGCCTCGAACATCGAGGCCACGTCGATCGAAATACGGGCCAAGGCTTCCGGCTCAAGGACCTCGGCCAGGTTCGCATAGAAGTCCACTTCCTGCGCTTCGGCCTCGCCAATCTCGATAACCGCGCTGCCATCGTCCTCAAGAACGATCTCAATGTCCGGGGCAGCCGCTTCCTCGTCCGCTACCACGATGATGTCCGTGGCAGGGGCTTGGTTAATAGCTTTATCAATTGGCATGTTGGTATCCTAGTTGATCGGAGTTGTTAAGACAACTCAAGTTAATCTTGGTCGCGGAACAGCCGACGAACAAATTCCATTAACTGCTGATTGTTCATTCCTTGCGCAAGGTTTTCGACGCCGGGTATGTCCTGCGGAGCCTGCGGCAGTTGGCCGATGCCCTGCTGCACTGCTGGAGGCTCAGGCCTGCCGATGGGCTGAGGAGCACCTATTCCGGCGCGAAGGCTAGATACCGGCTTAGTCCTGGCGGCTTCTTTGTATGCCAATGCTCTTGGCGGGAGGTGGTAATCACTTTCCTGAATCGCCGCCACGTCGAGTTTTTTGAACAAGTCAACCAATGCTGGGTCTACGTAATTAGTAGATAGCGCCAGCTCTTTATCGTCTAGGCTACTAAGCAATGCGTTGCCCGTAGCACGCCCAACACCCTTGACCTGCGTGACTGCTGATCCCAGACCGGGAATTTCTTTTACCTCTACGGTCGTGACAGGAAGACCTCTTGGATCCCGTAACGAATAGACCTTGATAGTTCCTGCGCGAAAGGCCTTTTTGTCCTCTGAAGGGTAGTTTCCGTCATCGGCATAGCCCCCTACAGAATGCTTAAGATACGCTCCCTCCAGTTCCGTCGCGTCCGGCTTTTCAAGCCTTCGCCACGTGTAGCCTTGAAGAGGACTTCCTTCTGGATAGGAAACTAACGGCGCGCTGACCCCCTCAAGGAACGGCTTGCCATCAACAGGTTTGTTATCGCGAATCCGGGACACTAACGCCTTTCGTTCTTTTCGTAGAGCCTGTAGTTTTACAGAACCACGAATAGCGTCTTCGTAACGCATGTTATTGATCTGGTTGACAGGAAGCGTGGCCAGGTAGTCAACCAAAGACTCTTCATCAAGGACTTTCTTAAGCGCTCCTTGGGGGTTTAAGTCATAAATCGGCTGCTTCTTTTCGATAGCGGTGCGAAGCTCTTTTGGCAAGAGCCTGGGGTTTGACAGGAGGAGCGCTCTCATGTCATCTGACGTGTTAAACTGACTGCTTAGGATGGGTTCCGTTGGAGAACTTCCTGGTTTAACAAAAGCGGGATTTCTATATCCCACGTAATCGATTCGTGGGTTTATTTCTTCGGGTCGAAGACGCTCACCAAGTAATCGATCCTTGGTAGCGTCCTTTAATCTTTGAAGTTCAGTCTTGGCTTGATCCGAAAGTAGGTTACCGTATTCGGGATCTCCGATCGTCTCTTGCGCAAGTACCGTACCTCGCATGCCCGTCATCTCGTCATAGATGGCGTTGATGTCTTGTATGGCTTCCTGGGCGTTTGGGCTTGGATAAAAACGCGATTCCCCCGTCTCTGGGTTTACGCGAGTCTTCCCTTCCTTTGCAACGTCCGCAAGGTATTTGCGTATGCCGCCTGGCCCCCCAAGTTCTTCGCTAGTCAGCTTGCCTTCACGAATAGCTTTGTAGATCGGATCGTCCTGCGTACCAAATTGTCTGGTGTAGTAGTTACGGACTTTTGTCTGTAAAAAGTTATTGATAGCCGATAGGTTGGCATCGGGCAGCGTGGAATGTTTCTTACCCAGTCGTTCCTGGGCTCTTAAAATAGCGCGTGGGACATAGCCTTTAGGTACACGGCCGGTGGTGGTGGCACTTGCGCCAGTTCCTGTAACCGTAAACGGAACAGGGGGCGCCTGCGGCGCATCGAGCACAATGCCTTCGCCTTTCGGCCGAACGATCTGCGAGACAGGACCTGTGCTCGGTACACGCGGAAGCGGTGTGAGGTTCTCCGCCAAAAATTTCGTCATGCCAGCGGGACTCGAGACGGCTTCTTTGCCGTACTCGGCCAAGGCCTTTGCCGCACTCTTTGCGGTCTTTACCGGCTCCTTCGCCGCACCTTCGAGTGCCAGCACTGCCGCATCGTACGCAGCAGTGTCATAAGGATCAGCCGTACCACGCAACCCTTCCGGGCTCTTCTGGCGCTGACGCTCCATGAAGCCGCGAAATACTTTGTAGACCTGCTCGGGCATCTGCGCGAGCCCTTCGTACACATCGACGATGGCCTCGCCACCGATCTGTGACAAGAACTCCGGATCATACTGACGCGGATCGCGCCACGTTCCCGCATTAGGATCAGCCGGCTGCGGCTTACCGCTCGCCGGTCTCGGGACGATCCTGCTCAGATCCTTGGCCATCACTTCTTCCTTTTAGTTTCAGGAGGCAACGTGATGTTAACCGGGCGATCCACTCCCTTGTAGTTGGCGTACTTGACGAACGGGTTGAATGTCTCCGCGACATCGCCAGTGTAGTCGTATCGATCCTTCACGACCAACGTGCCATCGGGCAACCGCTCGTACACAAACTGCCCAAGCGTGTTACGCAGATTGCCAGACTCACCGACGTTGAAGTCCGAGTCCAACATCGCCAGCGGCATTCCCGTCTTCGGATTGCGGCGACGGATCTGCTCGCGGTGATGCGCGTAGTCCACGACTCCCGGCAGCGGCTTACCCGTCTTCTCGCTCAACGCAGGATTGCTCTCCGCGATCGCGATCAGCTCACGCAGCTTCGCAAGTTCTTGCGCAGAGAAACTTCCTTCGGTCAACGGTGCGCGCTGTTTCCTAGGATCACGGACGGACTCAGCATACGTACGAACCTGCGCGGGAGCTCGCTCTAAAAACTGCTGAAGTGCCATTGCTATACCAGGAGCAACCGACTCTCCGCCTTTGGCAAAGCCAGGCACGTCCATGTTCAGACTTTGATCCCCGAGCCGTTCATCACGGACCATGCCACCCCCCTTTGGCATGTTGGTCATGTTATTCAGATAGCTCTGATAACGATTGCCCAACTCCATCGCAGCGACGGAATCCAACGTCGGACGCGAGTTGCCACTCGGAGCAAGCAGACCCGGACGAGGGCCCTTGGCCATGAGCTGCGACTGTATAACAGCGTCTTGATACGCATCGGGCAGATTGTCCGGATTATCCTTTGCCGTTCCATACAGCCGCTTCAATACGTCCAGCATATCTGGAGTGGTGAAGTATCCCGGTGGCGGCGGCTTGCCGCCGATACTTAGCGTTCTTTGCATTTGGCTAGGGCCTTTGACGCTATCTGGCGTAAAGCCACCGTAGTAACGCGACGCCTCGCCGCCATCGGCAAACCGACGCGCGACTAACGGGCCAGCACGATCAAGTGTCGAGCGAGTTAGGTTCTTGCGAGCAAGATTGCTCACGTCTTCCTTCTTGCCCTTGACCTCTTCCATCAACGCAGCAAGCTGCTCACTGGCTGACCCTTGGTCCGTGGACCCTGATCCTTTGCCAGCGGCTAACGACTCAAGGCTCATGCTCATCGCCTTACCGCGATCGGTCGCAGCAGACTTCGTAGTGGTGCGCTTCACGCTACGGGCGTTCGGCGACACACGCACTTCCGTCGTCTCTTGCGCCGGCATGCTCGCGAGCAACCGCTCAAGCTCCGCCTTGGCAGAGTCGTCCTTGTCCGCTTCGCCGCCCTCGGAAAACATCAACGGCTGCACCATCGGGACGTACGGATTCTGACCCTGCGTGCGCTGCTGCGGACGCAACATGTCCATGTACGACTGGTACGTGCTGCCACCGAGCCCGGTGTACGGGGCGGAGGACTGTAACGTGTCGCCAATACGGAACGTCGAAGCAGGGCTCGCGAACACCGGGATGTCCTGCGTGCGCGTGCGGTACAGACTCTCCGTCGGAGCGATGCTCGGCTGGGAGGCCGGAGCCGCTTGAGCGGTAAAGCTCGCTTGCGGCATGGACGTCGCGGTGGGGCGAGACGGAGCAGCAGGAGCTGCCGGAGGCGGCGTGTATCCCTGGGCTGCTCGGGATTCCTGTAGCTGATCGTAGACCACTTCAGGATCCGGTGGTTTCGGCATGCCAGAGTAATCCACATATCCGCCCGGACGAACAACCACGCCCGAGTTCAAAAAGCCCACGCCGGGTCGGTTCTCGTTTTTGCCGTAGTTTGAGTAGTGCGTTGCCGCTTCCCACGGAGTGTCGATACCGGCCGCCGCTAAGTCAGGGTTGGCGGCGATGTACTCTTGCCACTTGAACTGATTGGCATAGATGTTCGGGTCGTACGCAAGATCCGCGCCCCAATCAAAGTTGGCGCTCTTGTCCCGATGGTACTGATAACCCGGATCATCCGGCTGGGCAGCGCCCTTATAGCCGGTGAGCTGCGCCGCTCTCGAGAACGACATGCCGGGGTTTTGGACGAGCACGGCTAACGTGTCGGTGAACGCCTTCTGCTGTTCACGAGCGAGCTTCATGCCCTCAAAGGACTGATCGTCAGTCAGCGCCGGTCCGCCATTGGCGAGCTTCTGCAAATCCGATCGCGCCTCACCGCCTTTAGCAAAACTCATCAACGCACCACCCGGTGCGAGAATGCGATTGCCAAGGCGATCCGTGTAGTAACCAAGCGCCTGCGGACCGCCCAAGACGGTCGGCGAGAGGTTCGGGTTACGCGCCAGCATCTGCCCGACCATCGGGCCTTGGTACGCCTGGATCGGGTTGTAGCTGAAGGGCAGTGTGCCGGGGAGCATGGCTCCTGGGACGTTGCCAAAGAACTGCGGCTGACCTGGAGTGAACGTGGTTCCCGGAACGCCCGGCAACGCCTGCGTCGGTCCAGTCGGACGAGTCACGTTCGTGACCGACCCCGGAGTAGACGCGATGGGCTGGGTCGTGCCAGTCGGAGTACCTGTGAACAGGCCCAGATCCACACGGCCACGGTCGCCACCGAACATGCGCTCATACGCCTGCATCAAGGACGACGGGGCAGGCGTCACCACACCCGGAGGAGTGGGAGGCGTCGTGGTTCTCGGCACGCACCGGCCGAGCACCGTACTAAACACCTGACCCTCCGGGCACGTCTGAGGTGGCGGGGGCGGAGGAGGAGGCGGGGGTGGGGGCGGCGGAGGCGCAGCTGGTTCGCACTTGCCCGTAACGCGATTGCGCACCGAACCTGCCGGACAATCGTCAAGCCTGACTGGACGGCAGTTGCCCGTTGCCGGGTCGCGCTCATAGCCAGGTCCGCAGTCCGTCGGCGGGGTCGTCACCGGCACGCATCGGCCGAGCACCGTGCTGTAGACCTCGCCTTCCTTACAGGTCTGAGGAGGCGGAGGTGGGGGCGGTGGAGGAGGCGGCGGGGGTGGGGGTGGCGGCGGAGGAGGTGGGCACTCGGCCGTCACCGGAATGATCCTGC